TAGAAAAATTACTTTTAATGTTCTGCGATGAGTCTTTTCAGGAGAGTAGACCTGGTGCGGTTCAGCTCGAAAACGGTCTTTGGACCTACCCTCAGCAGCTAAAGGCCCAAGAAGTAATAGATGCCAATCTATTTTGGTTGGTTGGAGAAAAGTATAGAGAAATTAAAACAGGAAGTTTTTCAAGTGGATTAAGTTACAATTCTGCTGCTTATATAGAAGAAGAAAACATAACAGATTTTTTTGTATGAAAAAAGACCCATTCAAGATATTTAACGTCAATGAATTTAAAAGGTGGATGGAAAGCTCTGAACCTTCTAGTCCTAGCAAACTTTTAGGTTTGAGTGCGGTTCCTAAAGTTACCTTCAAAAAGCTAAAAGAAATAAGTGAAGTTTTAGACAACGAAAAGGCAATAATGGAGTTCCACAAAAATGGAGGAGTTGTTTTAGAAGAAGAAAACGACTTACTAATGATTAGGACAAAAAAAGGATGCCTAAAAATAGATAAGCTGCATGTGAACTTTTTATAGTAGAATACAACTAAATCGTTTTTTGTATCATCACCTTTTTGTTAATAACAGTGTTAATTACTAAGTTCTCAGTATAAAATAATGGTTGAGAACTCAATGGAATACCAAGGTACCCTCTCTTTTTTAGTCTGTTTTTAAACTCTTCGTAAGTAGAAGCAGATTCGATCCAAGGCTCCCAATTTAATCTTTCATCATAAATAGACTGTGCTATCTTTTGGGACACAGCAGCGTCCAAGGGTATAGTTGTTATGTCTCTTATTCTTTCAGGGATATGACTCTGTGAAAGAAAGGTTGTTAGGATCTTAATCCCTTTTTTGTCCCTTCTTGCAAGGTATACGTAGGTATCAATTAGTGCTAGCATCTTTGTGTTCACCGATTAAACAAAGTAAAAGCTCTTCTACAACAATCCTTTTAAGCTCATCTTCTAGAGAGTCAAACTGCTCAAGAAAGGCTTTGATAGCATCCGTGCCAACCAAAGCTTGATTAGAATTATCTTCCATTTTTTATAATTGAGTGTTAAAGTCTACATCTATATATCTCAATACTAGTAAATGCAATTAGGTAAAATTTAAAAATATTTGATAGATTAGCACGATATATAAAGCATGAGCACATTCAGAGTGAAACTAAATAATTCGTATAGAGGGGGCCTAGACTTATTTGGAGGGGCCGAACTTGAACCTTCTATTCAAAGAACAGTGTATGTGCCTGGTCCTAGGGGGATAAGAAGACAGCTTAAAGACGGGGACGTGTTCACAGATTGCAACTATTGGAAACAATTTGCATATCCACAAATGAACGAACAAGATGCTTTTATAGAAGTGCTGTCAGATGACGGATCAATATACAGTTCCATACAAGAAGAAAATAACTTCCCTAGAGTTTACACGCTGTCCGTTATTGACGGTTCATCCTTTGAAGATAACGTTGTTGACGTATACGGAGACAATGGGGGTCCGGCTGGATTCGTGCAAATAAACAACTTTGCATCAGGTGGTTCGGTAAAAGTAAGAATCAACGGGGCAAGTAACGCAGTGTTTGACCTAGAAGAAGGAAACATACAGCAGTTTAATGTAGGAGACATAAGCATAAGTAAGCTAGAACTTAGTAACGAAAGCGGAACAAACGCTAATGTACAAATAATATTGTCCGTATTAAATGCTCCAAAAAGCTAGCTTTAATCTCTAAAAAAAAGTATGGTTATATACTAACTATATTAAAATAACAGGGGGAATGCGTGGCTTCATTAATTAAACCAGGATCAGTTAAAGTAGTGACTAAAGAGGGAGAAATTCAGGTCTCTTTAACAATAGATCTTAATATAAACGTGAATTCTGACGGGTTACCATCTTCGGGAGGCCAGTCCATTCAGTTTAACGAAGAAGTCAAAGCTAAAGCCCAAGAGTCAAAAGACAAATTTGAGTGGGCCATTCCTGACTTTGAAGAAGCCCCAAAAATAAACTTTGGAAAGAAGGAGGTTTAGATGCCTATTGGTTTTGATTGTGGTACTTACAATTTAGTGTGCTGCGCACGAGGAGAAGACAACAACTTTTCATACAAGAGGGAAGTCAATGCGTTCCTAGAAATACCCTTAGAAAACAGATTCGTATTTAACATGATGAAAAGTGCCGGTGTACCGCTTATAGAAAGAAACAACGTTGCATACGCTTTAGGAGAAGCAGCTGTAAATATGGCGTATACCATGAGCCAAATTGAGCTTAAAAGGCCGATGATTCATGGATGTGTTAATCCAAAAGAAAAAGACGCATTTCAAATAATGTCTGTTATGATACACAGCTTGATGGAAGACATCAAGAAAGACGGAGAGTCACTTTATTACAGCGTACCAGCGAATGCTATAAACCAAGACACAGACGCCGACTACCACCAAAGAATACTAGAGGCTATATTTAAAGCTTATAAAAGCGAAACTGGATACAAAGTTAATGCGTATCCTATCAATGAAGCTTTGGCTTTAGTTTACGCAGAACTGGCTAGCAAGGCCTTTACAGGAATAGGAGTTAGCTGTGGAGCTGGAATGGTTAACGTGTGTTACGCTATGTACGGTAATCCGGTCTTTTCTTTCTCTATAGTAAATTCTGGGGATTGGATAGACCGTCAAGCAGCAAAAGCTACAGGCGAAACGATTGCCTACATAAACGTAGAAAAAACAAAAATAGATCTTACTAAACCTCCATCTTCACTAGTAGAAAGGGCAATTAGCACTCAATATAAGTTAATGATAGAACATACCGTTGGAGGAATCAAAAAAGGATTTGCAGACATATCAAAGACTGTGAGAACCGATGCGCCGGTTGACATTGTTATAGCCGGTGGCACTTCTTCTCCAAACGGTTTTTCAGAAATGTTTAAAGAGGTAATTGACCAAACAGAACTCCCAATTAAAATTGGGAATGTTATTAGACCATCTGATCCACTTTACTCGGTGGCAAGAGGGTGCTTGGTAGCAGCAGAAGCAGCGAAATGAAATAGAAGGAGATAAAAAAGAAAGAATGAATAGAAAGAATAAAAGCGTAAGTGATCTAGGTGCAGCAGCCTATATTTTGATGCACAACTTCAAAGTTATAGGGAGGAGAGGAAAAGATATATATTTTTCAATAAACGAAAAACAAACTCCAGAAGAGTTTGACCAACTAAATCTAGATTATCTTTCCAGCGAATACCATAGATTTGACTCGTGTATAATGTCCCTTAAAAAAATAGGAGAATACGGTTTTGATGCAAAAGTAAATAAGTTCGTAACAGACCTTGGTGCGGCAGCTTATATCTTAATGCATAAGTACAAAGTTATAGGAAAAAAAGGCAAAAGCATTTATTTTGAAGTAGATAATAATCAGGAAACTAGAGACAAGTTTGATGACTTAGCTTTAGAGTACATTTCTAGTGACTTTCACAGATTTGACTCATGCCTTATGTCGCTTAAAAAAATAGGTGAATACGTAAGCGATCATTAGGAGTAAAATGTATAAAGAAGATCAAAACGTAGAGCAAGAAGTCAAAAATGCTATATCTAAAGTTATTGATCAATGGGTTAATGACTTAATAACAAAAAAAATAGTTACGACAACAATTAGCCCTAAGTATCAACGTGGTCTTTGGGATAGACTAAAGGGATCCTTATCGAATTTATGGCATGGAAGGTACAGCCAAAGTAATCCAAATTATTGGAAAAATAGATTTGGAGATGAATTAGGTTCACAAGTTGAATCGTATGATCCTAGAATCTTTACGCTACATGAGTTCAAAGAAATAAAACAAGCTATAGAAGAAGCAGAGTCCTTGGTAGAGAACATACAACCGGACACAGAAAAGCTTAAGATTGTTAGAGTAATAAGATCGGCGGCTGAAGAACTTAAGCAGAAACTCTTTAGTATATTCGCCCAAAGTTGTGACCCCAACAATGCCTCTCCTAGTTCAGCCTCTGTGCAGCAAGCACAAAACACAGAAGTAGATAAAGGATCTCCAGAAGACCCCGTAGTAGCGGCCCCTTCTGGAGATCCTTTAAAGTTTGTCGGTGATAAAAGTGTAAAAGAAAAAGATAGGTCGGAAATAGAAGATGCAATTGATGAGCCGACTGATGAACCAATTCTTCCCAAGGACCTTTATGACAGAATAAAGCCAATACCAGAAAACGAAGGAAAAAGCCTAACACGTTTAGAAAACAACCCAATAAGGTTAGTAGACATTCTTAACCATAAAGATCTTACAAAAGAACAAGCAAAAGACATATTTAGATCAAAAGAAAAACGGGACAGAGTCAAAAAGCTCTTAGATGAACTTTTGCACGACGCTTTAATACCAACAAAAGAGCGGCCAGCGGAGGATGAAGAATTTATAATGAAAGTAGAACGTGCAATTAAAAAAATGAAAGAAATATCGAATGAGCTGGACTAACTTTTTCAATAAATCTCAAGTTTATCAAATTAAAAGAGTCATGTTTGAAATCATGCAAGAAAGATTCCAAGAAAACGAACAAATAATAGAAAGGGTCGCTGTATCTTTGGCAACAGAAAA